TGGTGCTGATGCCCGGAATCGAACTGGGGACCTACTGATTACGAATCGCGGTACTGATATTCAGTAGTAGCACTGATAGCAACATAACAGCTTGTATCTCAACAATTACTGAGTTGGGGACACGCAATCAACGAGCTGTTGTGATGTGTTGAAATGCGCTGTGTTTTCCACAAAATTGACACAGCTGATATTTGAAAGGGAAGTATGGCGATAACAAGAGAGATGATGTACAACGGTGCGGCTGACGAGATGGATGCCTACGCGTACAAAAAGGTTAAGGTGGGTCCGAACGGGAAGGTGATGGATGGGTTGAAGGCGGGAGGTGGCAGCATCAAGATCACGCACGATCCGGTGAACCACCCCTCGCACTACACCTCTGGTGACATCGAGTGCATCGACGCAATCAAGGAAGCAACGAAGGGGTTGGATGGGTTCGAAGGGTTCTGCACTGGCAACGCGATCAAGTACCTCTGGCGTTGGAAGAAGAAGAACGGTGTGGAAGATCTGAAGAAAGCGGGCTGGTACATCACCCGCCTCTCCAATCAGATTGCACCTACTGAGAAATAATTGCTCCGACCTGTTCCGGGATGCCTTGCTTCAAGTTGTTGTCAAGCACTGCGTCTCGGAATCCTGCACTGATCGCACCCTTCAAAGCTTTCGCTCTCAGGTTCTTCACGTAGTTCTCAGTCAAGTTCCTTCTCTCAACCTTGAACTTTTCCACTACCTGTGGAGAACGCTCAAGTACCTGCAAGTCCTTCTGCGCTTTCTTGATAGCGTTGTCCGTGGAAGTCATCAGATCAGCTGCTTGTGGCAGTCGAGGATACTTCTTCAGGATCTCTGCTCTACGTGCGACAGATGTATCAGGAGCGTTCACCTCAGCGATCAGGGACTTCACCATCTCGGATGTACGGTTGTAGGCGCCTTGATTGAATGAATCCTCGTTGACACGTGCTTGGAATCTACCCACGATTGGAAGCGCAGACTCCTTCACGTTCCTGCCTTGAGCCACATTGACAGCGGTACCTGCCAGCTTGTAACCCTCGTTGATCAAACCGGGTAGGTACGAACTTACCAAGTGATCGAAGTTGCCGGGGTTCCAATCAATGAGTGCCTCTGTGTAGCGAGGGTTTCTTCCGCCTGATGTAGCCTGAGCCAAGCCGTGCATCATGGACTTGGAGATCGGGTTGGCACTATCGAAGTGGAGGTACGCATCAGTCTCATCGTACTTCTGGAAGATGTTGCCACCCTTGGTGATCGGTGCGCCAAAGGTATTTTCGTTCATCACCATCTCAACAGCAGGCACAAACGGAGTAGGCGTGACGGTCTTCACCACCTTGCCTAGACCAGACTTGGAATCCATACCAGATCCGATTGGAGAGAACGAGTCAAACGCAGAAGCCACCACACGACCAGCAGCTTCCAGAGCCGACAGCTTGTTAATCATCACGTCCACGCTGTAGTGACCAGCAGCCAAGAAGACATTCCAACCATACGCGATTGGTATTGCCATTCCGGGAACATTCGGCATGAGGATGAACTTGGTAGTTCTGTCGTGGTTGGATACCTTGTCGAGCGCATCCACTCCGGGCTTGTCCTTATCATCGTCGCCAGTTGCGCGACTGAGTAGGTTGGATAAGACACCGAGCAAGAAGAAGAAGCCAGCTACCTTGGTGAACTGCTTGGCTGGTACCTTGCCATTCATTGCGTCCTTGAACATACGCACAGTACCGTTGATCGTAGGTTGGAAGAACGCATACATACCACGCACGTTGGCAGCTGTACCCTTGGCGTTAAAGTCAGTGGTCAGCTCTTTGGCGTAGCGGGATGCTTCAGCCTTTGTCCATCCTTCTTCTCTGAGTACCTTGTAGATCGATAGGCGACATGCCAGCTCACCGGGAGATCCCAGTACATCGAGCACTCTGCCGATACCATCGAACTTCTCGGAAGTCCAGAAGCGCATATCTTCAAGGCTACGGATTCCCAGCAATTTCTGCGGAGTGAAGTAGCGGTTCAGCAGTTCGGTTGTGGACTCCATACCTTTACGGTCGAGGAAGTAGGTGCCACCACCTTCATCCAAAAACTCCTGAATGAGAGCACGTTCTTCAGCGTCCAGTGGTTTGGTCTTGGCACTATTGGCAAAGAACTTACCCCAGAAACCTGCACCCTCATCAGCGTTCTCATCAATCGTGTAGCGCCATGCAATACGCCAGCTGGTGCCCCACTCTTTACGCATCTTGTTTGCTAGCTTGGTGCCAACCTTCGGATCTGCAGCAGCATTGGCAAACGCAGTCTGGAAGTCCTTGACCATGTTTGGCAGAATCCACGCAGGGTTCTTACTGGTTACCATCTCACTGAAGATACGGTTCCAACCACCAGTCAAGTTGGTCAGCCAGCTACGTTCAGTCTTGTTGGTTCCAGTGATAGCAGCAACGAATTCAGCGGCACGGTCATCGAACTTCATCATCACCTGATTACCATTGACCTTGGCGACAATAACCGACTGGTCATGGATCAGGGTTGGATCTTCCACGTAGTGCACGTACCCATCAGGAGTCAGGCGACCTGAGAAGATGACTGCCTCAGTCAAGCTACGCACAGCACGTTGACCTTCTTCCCTCGTAATGTCACGCATGTCGATAGCTTGACCGATGCGCTCAGCGAATTCATCCATCGCTCCATCAGAGTCAATCTCACCATCTTCCATGCGCTTGAGCAGGCTGGCTAGATATTCCCGACCAGACTTCTCTGTGTGACCATCACCAATGGTGCGCAGTATCTTGTTGTCAAACTTCAAGCGTTCAGCATCAACACGCTTCTTCTCTTTGATCGGCTCCACGGTTACGAATGAAGGATCTGGGTTCTGCTCAACCATCGAAAGGATAGATTGACGTACCCGATTCTTCTGACCGAGGATGATTGCAGAGCTGTAGCCATTCAATGTATTGGCGATAACGTCCACAGCTCTTGTGCCACGACCTGTCGAGCGGATCAACGATGCACCCTTCAGTGTCATGTGTGATGCACCAAACGAATTGGCAGGTAAGCCCTTCGTCTCATTGCCGTTCAACGCTACATAATGCTTGTAGTCGCTCAAAGCTTTGTACGTATGTTTACTGATCAACCCAGTGGACAGCATGTAGTTCAGCTTGTCCTTACTCATACGGTCGAACAGACTACCGATCTTCTTCAACTCAGCTTGGTATGCATTCCATTGCCCATCCTTCATGGACTTGAGCAACATCTTGGCTTCCTTGGTGGTCATGCCTGAGCCGTCAGTCTTCTTCGGATCGATCTTGTTGATGTGGTCGTTACGTTCTTTGGCGTGACGTGCCAACAAGAACTCTTCAACGTCCTCAAGCGTGGCACCTTTCTTCCCAGCTTCTGACAGCAGGTTCTTCAACGGAACCAAGTAGTCTTTCTCAAAGCGTCTGATAAACGGCATCATGCGAGATTCGTACTTCACGAGATCATCTTCAACCGTGTTCTGCTCTTCGAAGTGCCCATTCATCCAGCGAGCTACCTCAAAGATTGGGAGGTACTGCTGAACATGACTCAACTTCATATTGCGCCAGAACTTGCGGATACCAGTTACATCATTTTGATCTGGGATCTTCTTAATGTTCTGTGGTGAAGTGTCGCGTCTGGTCTCACGATCTCTGGACTTGGTTACCGTACCAATCTTCTTGAGTGCGGCATATGCATCACCAAGCTCATCGGTTGAATACGTGGTGTACTCATTGGTCTCAGCGTTCTTGATGGTGAACACAGTCCAACGCTGGGTAGCTGGATGCAGACGAGCATAGCCGGTCAACTTGCCATCACGTTCAGAGAACAGTTCGTATGGTTTGTTGCGGCTGTATGCGACCTTGCCATATGCAAGAGGAGAATGACCTTGCTGTGTACGTACAGCCTTGCGAGCTTGGGATAGAACGTAGGCAAGCTCAGACTTACCGGACTGATCCATCCAGTCAGCAACATCGTTCATGCCGTGATCACGTAGGAACTTGATCAAGCGACCAACGATTTGACGGAACAGGCTTGGGTCACCATTGGCAGCGATGTCAGAGATTGCTTCCTCGATAGACTCAAGGCGAGACATCGTTTCACCATTGGCTGCAGCCTCATCGAACTGGCGATCAGCTTCGGCTTTAACTTCTTTGTTCAGGCGGTACTGGTTCTGGAGGAACGTATCCAAGGACTTGCCAAGGAAGTAACGCATACCCCAGTGTCCGTACAGCTCATGGAATAACGTGAACGCTGCGTGATCTAGATCCTGAATCTGCTGGCTGAAGATGTACACGATGCCGGTCTCAGGATCGATGGCACCAGCAATCTTGTCACCCTCAAGGCGGGATGTCAGGCGAGCACGTACCTCTGGATCTTGGATCTGCTCAGGGTTGTAGTACACCTCAAAGCGTGGCTTGGATTCCCAGTCGGATGTGACCTCGGTCAGATGCGCTTCTACTGAAGTTCTGTTTGGAGCATCAGAGTTGCGAGCACCACGCTTGTATCGAATGTCACCACCTAGACCAACAGAGTTCTCAGGTTGTGTGTCTTCATCAGCCTTGGCTTCCGGTGCGAACGTGGCTTCGTCATCTTCCTCAGCAGCAGCATTCGCAGCACGAGTTGCCTCTTCAGCAATCTTCTGATACAGGATTGCAGTCTTGGCATCTTCACTCGTAGTGTTTGGATTGCGATCAATGTAGGTTTCGATCTCCTTATCAGAGACCAATGGCACATCCTCATCCTCGATTGACTTGAACTCTTCTTCGTTCTCATCAAGGTTCTTGGACATCTGCTCATCGTTGGAGTAAAGCTGTTCCAGATAAGCGTTCAGGATTGCGTTCAGCTTAACCTTGTCACCCTTCGCAGCTTCCGTCAGTGCAGCCAGTTCCTCAGCCTTCATCAGGATCTCAGGGATGGCTTTCAATTCGGAGTAGATAATCTGATTCTGGAAGCGCTTGTGTGCCTCTGGGTCTAGTCCCTTCAAGGTGTCGAGCTGTTCTTGGTAGGTGCGCAGTGCACTGATGCGTTGATTCTTGGCGATGATCGCGTTGCCCTTACGGATGTAGGTACGCATTGCCTCCTTCTCAGACTTGGATAGTCCATCCATAATCTGATTGCGGAGATCTGGACGAGCAGACCAAGCATAGGCAAGGTCATCAAGCCACAGTTGCGCCAGTAAGTTCACGTTGCCGTTGACCAGTGCAGAGAGTGCGTCCTTCTCGTTCTCTGGTACATCAAGGTTGTTGCCATCCTTCAAGCTGTTCAAGGTATAGCGGGTGAACAATGCGTGAGGGAATGCTTCCTCTGGAGTGGAGAATGGCATGAACTTGTAGACAATCGTCTCACCATCCAGACCTGCAACGAGTTGATGCATTGCCTCCTGACGACGAGTGCGAATCTGTTCACGCTGGGTACGCATGTAATCAATCACACGCTTCTCATTGTCTGAGAGTTCGGAGTTGATCTGATCTTGCATCGCCTTGTCTTCAGCATAGATACGCATCAGATCTTCATACGAGCGATACCAAGCATCACGAGCTGCGTAGTTACCAATCCGTGGTGCGTGTTTCTGTACGAAGTAAGAGAGGTTGTATCTCGCTGCAGGCATGGTCATTACTTCACGATCCAGAGCAGAGATGTCCAGACCACGAGCAGCCATAGCAAAGC